ACCATCGTCACCGCATCGCGGAACAGGATCATCGCCTGGTCTTTTTTCGTGGCCGCCGCGTAAACTTCGGCGCGGGGCTCTTTGTCTGCCATCAGCAGGTAAAGACCGACGCCGCCCGCAAGCGGCGACTTGCCGGAACCCTTGCCGGACTCAATGTAGCTCATGCGAAAACGGCGCGTACCGTCCTCCGCCTTCCAGCCAAACAAAGAGCCAACGATGAAACACTGCCACGGCAGTAGTATGAAGGGTTTGCCCTCATGCTCACCGCCGTTGAGCTTCAGAACCTGAGCGAAGAAATTAACGACACGCGTTACAGCTTCAACATCCCAGAACAAGCCACGCTTCGGACCCTCTTCCAAATCCCTTATGTGGCGAGCGCAAGCGGCGCGAATGTCTGGTCCGGCAATTACCGTCCCGCTGGTAACATCCATTGCATACTGCGTCGCCGGATCAACCGAAGAATTGGTTGAGCGGGTCTTCTTCTTTTTCTCCACCATTCACGTTCACCTTTGACCGGGCAGCCGGTGTAAGGCCGAACTCTACCAGGTAGCTTTTGAAGCGCCGGTCTGCATCAGCCAGCATTGAAACAGCCGGGTTGGCCTTGATAAGAAATCCGCCTTCGGTCTGAACCGTGTATGTCCTGCCCTCTTCGGCAATAGTGATCCGCAGCTGAAGAATGTCGGCGTAGATATCGCAGAGCCTTTCCAGTGCCAGCACATCGGCAACGGTCAGCACGCCCATCCCGTCAAGAAGAACGGTCAGCTTTCCCCACGCAACCTTTCCCCAATCGGTGAGGTGTGACGGCGGGCTGGGGATTTCTCTCGCGGGTGCAGGCTCTTTGTCGTTAAGTTTTCGCTTGCCCGGATTGCCGGTAACGACCTTAAGGTGGGTCGGTTTTGGTCGTCTTCCGGCCATAAAAACCTCCCAGAAAAAAACTTTTCATTTCGCGGTTGTGCATAAAAAGGGGGGCGGGCGGTCAGGAGGTCGCTATCCCCTGAACTCTGCACCCACCCTCCTCGCTGATGATGATAATCGTTCTCATCTGACCGTGACCCTCTCACCCTCGGCATTAAATGATATTCATTCTCACTTGTGCCAATGTGATGACGGGTCGAGGGGCAGCCCGTTCTCATCGCACCCTATGACGTGTCCGCGCTTCTCTTCGCGCTGCTTGGTCGAGTCGTGGTGTTGCTTGCAGAGCGGCTGCCAGTTGGCCTTGTCCCAGAAGAGCTTCTGAGCCTTCGCTATCTCATCCTGTTTGCCACCGTTGATGGCTTCTTTCAGCCTGTGCGGCTTGATGTGGTCAACCACAGCTGCTGCAACTGCCCTGCCCTGACGGTGGCACATGGCGCAGAGAGGATGTGACTTCAGGAAAGACAGCCTGGCTTTGTCCCAGCGGCTGTTATAAATGCGTGGCTCGGACATCAGAGTTTCCTGCTGGCTGGATGTGTTTAACCTTCGGCAATGGTGAGACCACCAGCCGATGATTCATTTTGTTTTTGCTTAAAAGTGAACTCCAGGAATGCAGTTTTCCGCACAAAATAAAACCGCCCTAAGGCGGTTCTGCGCAATCAGCTTGGACGACCCACCGCAAATCCACTTACCTTTTCAATAGCGACTCGCAATGGTGAGCCGTTTACGATTAACGTCCCGCCATCACCTTTCAAATATGCGATATTTTTGAGATGAAGATAGTTGAGTGGTATTTCGTTTAAGTGTTCAGTTGAATAGTACTCTTCACCCATTTCTTTAAAGCCAATAGCAATTAATTCATTAACTTCTTTTGGCCCATTCGCGCTGATTAAACATTCGTACATTTCCCGACAGTAGTCCTTACCGGACATCAGGTCACCATAAACAACCTGTCCTTCTACCAAGAGAGTAATGCCAATCCCAGCACCTGCATTTGCAATGTAAACCAATCGGGAAAGTGCATTGTCTTTTTGCGTTTGCGAAATCACTACTTGCGGTTCGTTACTGCTTTCCATGAATACCTCCCGTTAAAAGAGGCATTACATTATCGTTAGGATTAATCTTAGTGAAGATAAATTTATAATTCATCATCAGACGCACTCGCAAATGCGCCTTGTGATGAACTCAGCAATCATCGTCCGGCTGAGCAACTGCACGGCAGGCAAACATGCAGGCATGCTGCATTGCTGTTTTAGCCTGAGCAATCCAGCGAGGATCGTAGTCCTTAGCGTCTTTCAGGTATTCCAGTTGGGCGATAAACTGGCGGCTAATCTCTTTAAGACGATTCATTTCAAGGATGTCTTTGTCGGTCAGTGTGCGATAACCCTGCACTTTGCTGCCGTCCTGCGGTTTTGCTTCGCTCATAACGTTTTGGCCTTCTCTGTTTGTTGGATTGGCTTCACATGCGTGAACATGAAGCCTTCATATGGCAGTGGCATGTAACATGCCAGCAGTGTGATCAGGTCAAAGAACCATTCAGGCACACCATTAGCAGCGCACACATCAGGTTCGCCTGACTCCATGTTGCGTAAGTAAACCGGAACGATGTTGGCGAAGAGGCCGGTATGCTCCCATTCACTCTTGTTAACCCTGCCGAAGAATACTGCCATCTTATTTCCCTGATTCGATGCGCCGGATAGCAGCGCGGTCAATATTGCACTGCCCCAGAGCGCCATATAATTCAGCGTTGAGGCTTACACTGTCACCAAATGTCATATCCTGTGACGGCGCTGGAACGTCAATCTGGCTTGTCAATTCAGCCGGAAGGTTTAGCTGTGGCTGATTTATTGTCCGGTACTCCACCAGCGGCTTTTGCTGCGTCCCGCAGCCTGTCAGCAGCATCAGGGGGAACAGGAGCAACAGCACACTTGTCCGCCGCAAGGTAACGCTTGATTTCATTCTGTAGTTTCCGATTCTGCTGGGCTGTTACGGCACGCTGCTCTGTGACCTGACTCATCACAACGTTTTGCTGCTTAACTGCTGTTACCAGCTCAGTGACGCTTGATGCCAGGCCATCGTTCTTAGAGCGAAGATCGTTAATCTGCTCGTCTTTGCTGTTTGCCAGCTTCTCAAGCCTGTCGTTGGTTGCCTTAAGCTGTGAGTTACTGGCGTTTAGTCCCCACAGCGCCACGCAGATAAGACCGATGATGACCAGGCCTGAATTGTTTCGGATAAAGCCGATTACGTTGAACATAGAATCCCCTTAGATTTTGATAAGCGGGATTTCCGGTCGTCCAGACCATTGGTGCCACCGTTAATGACTCTGGTGATGCGGGTAACATCATCGGAGTCTGCCAGCTCGTTTAATCCGTGATTCTTCCACCATGCCGCTGCTGACATCGCAGCAAAGCGATAGCCCAGCAATAAATCAGGGTTTGTCACTACATCAGCGCCCAGCTGCTTAACCAGCGCCTCATAGTTCGCTTTGCCGGTGATCTGAATAAGACCCCGACCGCGATAGCGGTAACCATCGCCTGTATCGACATCGCCATTACCGTTACGGTTTGCGTAAATGATGCTGGCGATCATCTTCTGATTAGCCGGGTGCATCGCATTACGACCATAAGCGCGGGCCTGTTCGGCAGTGATGCGCTTGCCAAACATTGCAGTCAGTGCGTTCTCGCTGTAGTTCAGCCCTTCTTCAATCTTCAGGAACCCGGCTGACTCATGCCCCGTCTGCGCCAGAAAGTGGGCTTGCCGTAATGGCGTGCTTATCTGGAAGGCTGAGAGGCTTGCCGCTATATGTGGATACCAGGCATCACGCAGAGAATCACTTACGCCTGTGGCACGCTGAAAACTACTGGCTGTCAGCATTACTGTCTCCCAATCGCTTATCTATCTGGCGGCGTATCTTCGTTGACACGTAGTCCACACCGAGGAAGCCAAGGAAGACCGCAGCAACCCGCGTAATGTCTTCACTGAAGTGCCAGTTGAACACCGAGCCAATTACCTGCAGGCTCGGCTGCAGGAAGAAGGCGAAGACGCTGCACATCGCTGCATCAAGCAGGCGGCGTGACCATGCGTCTTTGCCAACGTAAGTGGCTCTGAGAATAGCCATGACTCCGGCAAGACCCGCATAGCCGGTTTCGTTTTTGTGGGCGTAAAGCCAGGCAATCAGGCTTGCCCAGAACCCAACGTCTTTGTCCGGCATGCGTTTCATCCTCACCTCCGATAATTGGCAGGTGCTGTCGGTAGTCAGAAGAAAATTGCGCAACGCCACGGCGTCAAAAGTGTGTGTGGAGACTGATTGGCGTGCGCAAAAACGAAAAAAGGCCGCTCTTAGGCGACCTCTTTGAATGGGAACCCTGACGCAATAGCGGTAACTGCCTTGCCCGTCGGCAACAGGGGTAATTTTTCTATCCCCTACAAGGGATAATCTTTTACTCATCCCTTTCAGGGGATAAGCCAATAAAAAAGCCCCGCCAGCTGGTGAGGCTGCGAGGCTTCCGGACATCCACTTGATATGCAACTGACCCGCCATCAGCGAACCAGATAATTCTTTTTAGTGCGGAAGACTCATAAAATCCCCACTATGAGGAGATATTAATCCATTCCCGGACAAAAGCAACAGTTATCTTTGGCTGGGGAATCTTTCATTGCCTGTTATTTTCTGGAAGGTCTGGTCAGCGTGAGACTCTTCCTCCTCCAGCTTAACCACCAGCGAATCAAAGAAAGGCTTCCAGTTGCGGTTCCAGGTTCTCTCCTGCAGGTCAGGTATCAGCACCCGGATGGCTCTGAATGCTTTTGTACCGGGCGAACGCGCAAATCCTCTGCCACCACAACGATCACAATTCTTCTCAACGATGGAATTAGTCTGCCTGGACATCTCGATATCACGCACGCGGCCTGTACCGTTGCACCGGCACCGCTCTGTCACTGCGCCTTTACCGTGACATGTCACGCACATCTTTTCCAGCGTTTCCAACCTGTATTTTGGAGGAACGTAATTATCGTTATCAGGCGTTGAGCAGCCAGGGTGAATCATCACATGCTCAATGCTGTTCATAATGCCACGGCCATCACAATCGGGGCATGAGTGGGTATTTGATGCAGAGCGGACATAATCTTCATATGCCAGCTTGGATAGAACCCTGATACAGGAAGGCAGCTTTGAGCCAGCTGCTTTCAGAACGAGCTTTGGTGTTATGCGCCGGGCATGCACCATAAGCAGACCTATGACGCGATCTTTATCCCCTTCGCTGACCCCTGACTTAGCCAGAACGGCGGCAATCCCCATCGGAGACTTTGACTGACACATCCCGATAGCGGCCATCAGGTCTGTACCCGTAAGCCCCTCACTTCCCGTAGCACGGGATGAGTCGCTAATCTGCAGGCTCTTCGGATTGAAGTGCTTCAGCGCTGATTCAATTTTCATGCTCACCTTCTCCACACACTTTATTTTTTGTCTGTCCCAATCACTCCGACTGCAATCGCGTGATCAAGGAACCTGAACAGCAGCTCTATCTGACTGCCGTATTTCGCTTCAAACGCTCTCATATCCCGGTGCAGTTCATCGTGATGCGCTCTGCATAGCGGTATCACAAATAAATCATGCGCCTTCGTTCCCATTCCCCCCTGTCCATGTCCGATGATGTGATGAGGATCGTCAGCCTGTATGCCGCAACATGCACACGTCTGCGACTTTACCCATCGTGTGTATTTCTCACTTTCCCAGCGCTTACGCTTTGGGCGCTTCATGAATGATTCTGGTGATTCCGGGTCGGTGCGCAGGTCGATTATCTTTTTGACCAACTGAGCAGCATCCTGAATCACCTCACGCGCCGGTCGCGCTGGAACAATACGGGCTTCTTTCAGCTCACCGCTTTGGATAGTCTCTTTCGGCATACGCAGAACGCGACGGGCCGGTGCCTCTGGTATCAGGTCAATCACATCATTCAGGGTTGCCCACCAGCACAGTTCAGGCAGCGTCAACTGGTGATCACCGTTTAGCGCCATCTGGTTGCATGCAGCCCTGATTATCCAGAGTGCGGTGTTTCCTTTGGCGATATTCTCCAGGCTACCGGGTACGCCGTTTTCCCTGAACTCATTATCGTGGCTATAGCAAAGAGACACCAGGCCGTTTTCGATTTCTGACACTGTGAATTCATGGTGATGCCACACTCCCAGCTGCTCCCACTGGCAGCACCCGAAAGACTGGACGAAGGATGCCAGCGCATTCGGTCCACCAGCGGCCTTTATCACGCGTTCGTGACTGAAGAAGGGAATCAGTGAGGGCTCATCAAGTAACGGCTGTGTGCCGTCATTCAGCCGCCCCGATGGCAGGTCTGTCATATCCATTGTCGGTGTGCTGATCACAACCCTGCCCTTAAACAGCTTCAACAGGTCTGGTCCCGGCTTCAGCAACACAATCCCGGTGCGAGGTGCTACTTCTGGCGTGAGTAATGCTCTCATGCGGCCACCACTTCAAAAGGTGTGATCGTTACTTCGGCCTTACCCTTCTTCGTCGTTGCGCCCCACTCTACCGAGAATCGTTTTATCTGGCTGTCGTCGCCCCACACACCGGCATGAGTAAGGCTATCGAATAATGCTTTGAGATAGTTATCAAGATCACGCTGGCGCTTGTCTGGCGGGAACAGCAGCACATTCACCTCAACATTCACTGTAATCGGCTGAGGTCGGCGTTTAAGTTGCTCCATGACGGCGGCAAGCGCATTGGAGCGGAAACAGCGCCCGGAGGCGCTGATTAATACTCCCTGTCTGGTGTTACGCCAGTACGTGTTCACGCTTGGCGGGAATGGGAGGATTAACTTCACAAGCACCCCCAAATCATCAGCAGGGCATATTTGAGCATAACCAGTGGCCAGGCTAACCCTCTGACGATCGAAGGTAAGGGGCTGCTGATATTTTTGTGAAGGTTGGAGCTGCTGTGCTCTGCAACAATTCCGGCAAAGAAAAAATAAAACGCAACGCAGAGCATGGTTCCAACGAATGTTTCATGTGCAATCATCCCATCCTCCCGGTGATCCGCTCACGCCACGATAGTTTTCGAGGCTGCTTAATGGCCTCTTCAGACTGAACCTCAACCAGCACATAAGCGCCCTCGTCAAATTTGCCCTGTCGCTGCATCGTCAGATATGCCGCCTTTTCGGCGGCCTCCTGTTCGTTGGCTGCATCAATCTGGTGAACGTTGAATCCGTTGCTATGAACATGCCACCCATGAATCACTGCGATAAAGCGGCTCATGCTGCATCCTCCCCAATACCCGGTATAGTCATCTGCCCGACCACTTCGCGTACGGCCTGACGCAACATGCGGATATTTGTCCAGCAATCACGGTTAGTCTGCTCCACCAGCGCGATAAACTCCTGAACCGTGCACGGCCTGTCCTGGCGAACGTCAATCAGCACCGCTGAAAAACGCTGCAACTGTTCCTTTGCCAGCTCTGGATCATCGTACTGCTCTGACACCCACAGCTTCAGTTCAAGATCGTCATGATGCTCTTTGATGAGGCGCACCGCTTTAGCAATGGTCTCTGCCGGAACTGTCACACAGGTAGGGTTCTCAACGGAGTCCGCCGCCCAGGTATGCGCGTACTTTGATTCGCTGTAGGTGTACTCAGCTTTCATTTTGAACGCGGCAATAACGCACGCCCACGCTTCAACACCGCTTTGCTCAAGGATTTCGTGCTTCAGCAATGGCAGGTCATCACCGTCCTCTGCCTTAACTGCTGCCGGTTGTTTGCTTACTGATTGAGTCACACCGTAGTGCTCTTTGGCTATCAGGATAATATCCATCAGCTCAGCGGCCTGCAGGTCAGTTTCAAACGTCAGCGTAATGCGTGCGCCTTCATCGCTCTGCTCTGTCTGAGAATGTTTAGCAATCAGTTCTGCAAGCTTACGTGCCTGGGCAGCACTGAACTGCGGCATAGCATCGGTCTTAGTCAGTTTCTTCTTCCCTGCCGCTTTCGCCTTCTGCATCTGCTCCTGTGCTACTGATGATGCTTTCACACCATGCTCACGCTGCAGGGCTACTGCTGTGGTTGCGGCCACTTCGCCAGACTTCACCATCTCAATCAGAGGTTCGCCAACGGTCAGCAGCTGCAGGTGCTGTTCAACGTCGGTGATCGAACGTTTCACCTTGGCGGCAATTTCCGCTGGCTCTAATCCCTGATTAACGAGGCGCTGATAGGCTGCTGCCCGCTCCAGCGGCAACAGGGCGCGACCCTGACTACTGGTGACCATGAATGCCACGCTGTCAGCTTCACTACCCACGAAGTCTTTGCACTCAAGGCGCAGCGTGTAGCCTGCTTCCTGTGCCAGCTTCGCACCGTAATAGCGGTGATGGCCATCGATGATCTTAATGCCCTTTTCGGTGACCTTAACAGCCAGCGGAGGCACGTGTTCACCAGCGATAAAGGCGTCGCGGAACTCCTCGACATGAGTCTGATCGATATCACGGATGTTGTAATTAGTTTCTACATACAGCTCATCAACGCCCAGCAGGTAGGTTTTACGGGTGGTGATATCGGTATCGCTATTTTTCTTGTCGTCGTAAATGCGCGCTAATGTGCTCATGCTGTGGTCAGCTCCCATGTCAGGACAATAATCAGGGCGGCAATCATCACCGCTGCGGTGCGGATGGCCTGGTAGAAAATCTCATTGCGTTGGTAGTGGCTCTTCAGGTGCGCTTTCATTGGCGATCCTCACTCAGGAAGCTTTCGCCAATACGGCCTGTATCAAGCCCGCCATAGCTGCCACAGTTAAGTGAGCCTCTTGCGGCACAGCGGTCGCAGTTCTCTTTGGCTTCGTTGCGGGATGCATCGAACTTTGCCACCAGCATTGCTTCACGCCATACCTGTGCAGCACGCAGCCAGAACCCTTTAGCCTCCAGTTCGGTAGCTTGCTTCGCCAGATGGCGATGCTTTTCGCTCTCTTCTGGCACCGGAGCGGTGTTGATCGAATAACTCCAGTCGCTGGCACGCTTGAGAGTCCCTCTGGTGAAAAGCGGTTTGATAAAGCGTTTCACGGAGGTCTCATGCAGGCCGGTAAGCTTGCAGAGTTCGCGCACCTTCAGCGGGCCATTGCGGGTAATCAGTTCAAGAATTTTTGATTCGTGGTTAATCATCGCTCTATCCCCTTATGCGCCGCGAAAGCCGTTAGGAATTTCATAGTCCACTGATGAGATAGCCATCACATCACGCTGCCACTTACCGTTGATGCATTTAGGCCGCCCCGCTTTATCCCACTTCTGCGCGGAACTCAGGTAGCCGGGGAACTTACCCGGACGGAAAATTGTTTCCGGTCGGACGTACTCACACATTTTTGGGTCTTCAGCCCACTTCGCGATTGAGTAATCCACAGTGAGGATCAGTTCATCAGCAGTGAAATCTTCAGCCAGGCGACCGCGAATTGGTGCCAGTGAGGATTTTGATTTCTGAAAGCGCATGCCTGCTGCGCGGTTCAGATGCTCCAGCACGCTAAAAGCAGCCTGATTTGCATCAGGGGCTTGGTCGGGTTGCCCCGCAACCTGACAAGAAGGGGTTGTTGTAATCTCTGTAGTATTCTCTGTTGTAATCTCTGTAAGAGTGGGACAAGTTGACCCGATGGATTGGGACAACTTGACCTCATCCATAGGGACAGATTGACCTTTTCGATTAGGACAATTTGTCTCCTTCGATAGGGACAAATTGTCCCTATCGGCCAGCAAAGGGCTCGCGTAGTTAATTGCGTAATAATTAGTCTGGTCGTGCTGCCTTTTTTTAAGCTGCTCAACATAAATCAGACCCATCTTTTTCAATGACGAAACCGTTCTTTGTATCGTCTTCGCGGTCCACCATGGGAACTGCTCATTCCAGGCATTAATGCTGTTATAAACCCAGCGTTTACCGTCATATTCGACGCCAGCCGTAGTGTCCTCCAGCCAGTAACAAATCTGCTGCAGCACAATCGCCTCGTTAATACCAATGCGCAGAGCGAGCATCGGACTGATAACCAATGGTTTAACTTTTAGAAGTAGGCTCATGAGTTACAATGACCTCCCTGAAGTACTGCTTAAACCTTTCGAGAGAACTGAAGCACTCGCCATGTTCATAGTTGTCACGCAGGCAGATAACCCGGTCGTTCTCTGGCTCCCAGCGAATGACCCGCACAGGGATGCCGCGCTTATCTCGGAAGATGCGGTCAAGTTCTCGCATTTGGTCGCCTTCATTCGCTGGTTAGCATCGCCCACAGCCCAGTCAACAAAGCTGTGGTTAACTTCCTCTGCGCCGCCTGGTACATTAAGCACATACCGCAGCGGCTCACTGCTGAAGCGGCCACCAGCTGACGGGAGGCAACGGAATTGCGGTAACCCTGATAATCTGGTTAAATTGATCACGCGATTAGTTCTCCACACACGTTGATTTAGTCGCATCGAACGCCGCGGGCTGCAATCCTGCGGCGTTCACCTTTTCTGGCGGGCAAAACACGCGATACAGCAGCGTCAGATGCTCCTGCCACTTAGCCATGACCTGATAGCTGTTCTCTTCAATCTGCTCACGCTCCGCAGCATCAATTACCCCGTCAGCAGTTGCTTTTCGAATGTAGGCAGAGTGCTTACCGATCCACTCAACTGACTCCATCAGTCGCTGATTGATATCTGCGTTATCAACATCCTCAATGCCCACAAGCGGAACGTTGACGCTGTTTGACTGACGGGACACCGCGTTAGCGATGTGCTTGGTGTCGCTTGCCTGTTGCAGGACCATCGCCCAGCCCATTGGGAAAATCTGATCGCCATTAGTGCGCAGGCGGTTGAACAGAGCATCCTCTGTAACGCCAAGCCATTCGGCAGCTTCTGCATACCCACCAGGAAGACTTGAGATGGTCTTTTTAATTGCTGCCACCAGCCAGGCTGGTTGCTTTTCTACTTGCCAGTGCTTCTGATCCACGGTTAAGCCCTCTTTACTGTGGTTATTTAAGTGCCAGTTAAGCTGTATTCTTCGCATAAAGCTGCGGGTCATACTTGAGATGACCCTTGGTGATTCTCTCAATTACAAACGCCTGCTTCTCAGGGATTACTTCACCCCACCTGCAAACAGCTGGGTGTGAGATGCTGAGCGCTGAAGCTGTTTTTGAGATTCCGCCAAAGTGCGCAACGACGACTTTTTTAAGCATTTTTTCCTCCTTCAAATAATGGACTCAATGTAACTAAAGGTACATTCAAAAGCAAATAAAAGTTACAGCGCTTTTAGGTAACATTGGTTACATGAAAACAGAAATGAAAGATCGCATACGACTAAAGAGACTTGACCTGAACATGACCCAGGATGCGTTAGCAAAAGCGCTCGGGGTAAGCCGCGTATCAGTCACTAAGTGGGAGAACGGAACAACTAAGCCTGATGGGGAGAATTTGCACCAACTGGCAAAGTTGCTTAAGACCACGCCAGAATGGCTCTTATATTCCAAAGGGGCATCTTTGGAAGATGATACAAAAACGGTCCCTCACTTAAAGAAACCGACATCAGTACCCATTATATCGGCTGTCCAGGCGGGAATGTGGACGGATAGTTATGCAAGTTCAAGGTTGAGCGACGTGTTAAATTGGACTCTTACAACAAGTGATGTTTCTGACGAAGTATTTGGTTTAATCGTTCGCGGTGAGTCAATGACTAACCCGTCAGGATTACCATCCATACCTGAAGGGTCCGTGGTTATCGTTGAGCCAAATTACGGGCAGCTCGATGATCTGTATGGCAAGATTGTTGTTGCCATACTTGACGGATCATCTGAGGCCACTGTGAAAAAACTTGTATGGGATAGCCCTCACGCTTATCTGATGCCTTTAAATCCAGTGTTTAAACCAATCCCAATCGACGGAAATTGTCGAATAATCGGAAAAGTTGTTCAGGTTACTCAGAACCTATAGTTACCCAGCCGCTTAGCAGCGGCTTTTTTACGCCCCTAATGGTAACTAAAGGTACAGGCACTGTTGACACCAAGAGTAACTAAAGGTACATTCAGTTACATCAGCAGCGAACAGGCAGGACGCCCACGAAGTAGCCGCCCGAGGCGTAAGAAGTTCGGGATGATTCGCTAAAGCAGTTGCAGTGGTGTGAGGGCAGTACTGTGAAGATGATTAAGAACATGTCGAACACAACGGTCAGGGATCTTATTACCTTTTTGAGGCTCTTCCCAGATGCTGATGTTGTCTGTTGTGGTGATGCCGGTGTGGTGAGTGTGCAGTGTGATGTTGAAGACGTGGTTCGCGGACCAGCGTTTTAAGAGTAAAGAATTGCTGTGTTGGCGGTTACTCATGAGGGTTTGTTTAACCGCCCTTTTTCACAACGGCAAGAGCATTGCAAGAGCTGGAGCATGACAGCTATCAGGAATGGGCCTCGGAACCTAATGTCCTGAAAGCTGTAAGTTAAGCAATGCTCTTCCCGTTGTGGTGAATGCGGCCAGCGCGCGCGGAAGACTGACAAAGATTGCACACAGTCTAAGAGTTTCCGCTCTGGTGTTTGTCAGTCTGACCAGAGTACCGGGAGGCACCCGGCACCGCAGCAACCTTTCAAGTGTGTGGAGTAATCGGGCTGTGGGTTATTGCAGTAACCCACTAGCCAACTTAAACGAATCCCAAAAGTTTTTTATTGCCATCACTGGCAAGGGATTCATGCAACCAAAAATCGTGTGTGGAGACAGAAATGAGTAACGAAACCAATATAGCTAACAGCCTGGCAACAGCAATTGCAGCGCACTGCTCAGAGTTTGAAAAGTCACCTGAATTTGCTGACATGGTGCGCAAGCACGTCACCAGCCTGTATGAAGAAGCCATTAAAGACACTTTCCGCTGGGGCGAGTTCCCGCGAGCCGTGAAGAAGGCGCTGGAAGAGGCGCTGCCCGCCAACATCTCCGAACTGGTCGATCTACCACGCTACAACCTGCTGATGGCGAAGGAACTGGCCGCGACGTGGGAAGGCAACGCCGTTTCTGAGCGACTGGTCACCTCAATGCGCGAACATGTGCTGGATTTTGTGAAGTCACATGCGGTGCCTCAGTACATAAAGGCATCTGAACTCTGGGCCGCGTTCGTCAAAGACCACGAGGAAGAAGCGACGCAGGAAGGCTGGGAAGCCCCATCAGTGCTTATGGCTTACAGCGACTATGGCTCCTTCATGGTCGGACTGGAGAAGGCACCAGAGCAAAGCAGCAGTTATAGCATCCGATCTCGTAGTAAGGACCACGCGTTTCAGTTCGACAACAACCTGTATTTTACTAAACAAACGGCCTACGAAGACAGGGAGACGGTTGATGTGCTGCACGATGGAAAGCCCGTCTGGCGGCTCTTCTCCGGTGCGCTTGATGGCGATGCGCTGGGCAAGAAGGTACACCAGTTCCGTAGCGACTTCGAAAAGCTGGTAGCGGCGCTTTACTACGGAGACAGCCTGCTTGTTCTCGATGCTGATGATGCAGACGAAATTTGTTATCCAGGAGTCTACTGAGATGCAAAAGCCAGATGATCATATCACCGTTGGCATCATTACCCTGCCCTACAGCCATATCCTGAACGGCTGGATTATGCCTGATGGCTCGGTAATCAGTAATCCCATTAAGGCGCAGCGTGAAGCTGAGCGGCTTAATAAAACCATCAACATTACCATCCACTGAGGGCCAGCAACATGCTTTCTTCTAAATCGAATAAAGAAGTCGTCGCTGCTGGTCACCAGTTCGCCAGGAGCATCGGTAAAGAAACCTCTCTGCTGGAAATGGCAAAGATGGTGAGTGATTTGGCTACGCGTCTTGATGTTGCCACCGTCCGCGCCAGCCTGATGGCTTCAGAGGTTCTGCGTATCAACAGCGTGCTGCCTGACACCATTTCAGCACTACAGGCTGCAGGCGCAGACCTGACGCTGATTGATGACCTGAATGCAGCACTTGCTACGCCAGCCTGCGATCAGTGGATTCGAACACTGCGCGGTGAAGCACTCGGTGAGGCACGTCGGGCTGTAGCAACTATGGGCAATCAGCAGCTGCCCGGAACTTTACAAGCGATCAACATCATTTCCCAAATGGAAATGGATTTGCTCCGCTCACGTACGGTAACGCTGAAGGTGGTGTCATGAAAAAGGTCGCCCAATTTCGCCGCAGCAATGGCCCAAATGCTGGTTTCAGTGAAAAGCTAGCCTGGCAGTTATCAAAAGGCCCGGCAACGGGTCGGGAGCTGGCGCAGCAACTCGGTATGACGCTGAGCGAGTTTAATCGGTTAGTCCTTCACATCATGCGCCGCGGTGGTGAAACACTTCAGGTTGAGGCATCCAATCAGGTCTGTCTCGGTGGCGGATCAATTGACCGCACTTACACCCTGGTCAGAAATCCGCGCCGTGTTGCTCCCCCGCCATGTAAGCCAATGGTTATCAACTACAGCAACGACCGCTCTGAAGAGGCTATTAAGCGCCATCGTGAAGCAGCTGCTCGCCGTGCTCGTCTGATTGCCAGCGGGCTGTATCTGGAATGTATTGGGAGTGCTGAATGATGGACGCAACCGCCAAAAAGAAATACCTCTCCAAAATACAAAAATTGATGCGCCTGGCTGAGAACACCAGTAGCCCTGCAGAAGCCGCCAGTGCCATGTCAAAGGCGCAGGCATTCATGCGGGAGCATGGCCTGAGTGAATCAGAGGTCGTGTTCTCTGAAATCAGCACAAGCGATAGCAAAAGCTCTCCGAGTGATGCTGAAAAGCTTCCCCGTTACATGATCTTCCTGACTCAAACCATCGAAAAAGCCTTCGCTGTGAAATGCCTTGTGGGTTGGAGAGCAACCTCTGGCTACCGCTACAAACGCGTCGTTAGTTTTTACGGGTTGGATAACCGTGATGTTGCAGCTGCGTACATTTTCGACGTTCTGACACGCCAGATTAAGCAGGCGCGAAAAAACTTCATTAACGAGCACTGCGAAAGTTGGCTTGCTTCGAAGCGAAAGGCGGCACTGGCTGACCAATTTTGTGAGGGCTGGGCTTCTGGTGCATATCACGCAGTAAAAGAGCTGGTCATCGATGAAGAGCAGGAGGCCAAAATGAGTGCCTACGCCGATAAACTGAGAGATGAGGGCACGGGTAAAGCCAAGACACGTAACAGCAAGGATGCGGATAAACCCTCTCATGCCAAATACCTGGGCTATCAGGAGGGCATGCACGCAAAAGTTTTTCATGGGGTGGATGGTAGCTCTAATGGCCCTGCGTTAATCGGTTTGGGGGAATGACTATGCGTGAACGCCCAATCATCTTTAACGCCGACATGGTTCGTGCAGTTCTCGACGGCAGAAAGACACAGACGCGCCGGATCATCCAGTCACCGGCTAAAAATATGCAGGCCAGTGGCCATAAAGTTATTGAGTATCGTGAGCCAGGTGATAAGTGGTATGGCGAGCATGTTTTCTCAATGCGCAACCAGGGCGGCACATGGTGTGACTACACCAAAGAGCAGTTTCTGGCTAAGTGTCCGTTCAGTGTAGTTGGTGATCGCCTGTGGGTTCGTGAGAGTTTCTACGAGCATGGGCACTGGCAAGGTGGCGGCTATGACCCAGAGGACTCATATTTCGTCAGCGATAAGCAGGTGTTGTTTCCAGCGGACGGGATTCAGCGCCCTTCTGAACGTAAGCGCGAAGACTTCTGGCGCTCGCGCCCATCCATCCACATGCCGCGCTGGGCTTCCCGCATAACGCTGGAGATTACCAGCGTTCGGGTTGAGCGGTTGCAGGATATTAGTGCGGAAGACGTGACAGCTGAGGGCATTAAAACCCTTGGTGAGTCGATGTGGGGATCGCAGTGGTGGGTCGATGCTCCGCAAGCAGCCATAAATGACGCTCACCTTCAGTTCTCAATCATCTGGAGCAAAATATACGGTGAGGAAAGCTGGCATGCTAACCCATGGGTGTGGGTTATTGAGTTTAAGCGCGTGGAGGGTGAGTGATGGAAAAACTGAATGAATTAGCTGAGCAAGCGAAGTTTGTTGCTGACTGGCACGGTAGCGATTGGAGTAGCGCGCTTTGTCAGGATAAAGACGGTAAGCAAGCCCACGAGATAATCTGCGAGAGTCGCGGCGAAGCTGTAATCTCCACTGGAAGCAACTCTAACGAAGCATCATGGCTTTGCGATTATCTGGAGCTTTGCAGCCCGGAAAACATCCTCGCCATTGCCGCCGCATTTAGGGCGCTGGGGCAGGAGAAAGAAGCGGCAGACCGTTATGCCGAACGCCTCAACACGCTGTTGGATGACCGTGACGCAACGCTTTCTCGTTATGAGGCGAAGCTGGCAGAGCTGGAGAAGCAGAAGCCGGTTGGAACTGTCAGCATCGCTATGGATTGGAACACTCACCGTAATGTTGCGACAGTTAACATGCGTCATGATCTTGTGGTGTCAGAAATGAAAGACGGGGATGAACTTTTCACCCGCCCCGCGCCCGCCGCTGACTTGGTGCCGGGGGAATGGACTAACGAGCAATGCCTGGAGTTTCTTTCAATCGCGTTCCGTCATGCTGAAATTAGCGGTGATATAGAGATGAATGATATCCGGCTGGCCGTGAAGATGGTTAATGCAGCAGCGCCGGAGGTGGAGTGATGCCAACGAAACAGGAAATCCACCAGCGCTTAGATGGCTTGGTTAGTGATACGCATAAGTTCGCTTGCTCACTTGAGCTTGGTGATGACCGTATCGAAGCGTTTGAGTTGTATTAAGCGCTGCGCCGACTTCAGCGACGCGGCGCTGCCAGCCAGATGCTGGCTGCTACCAATCCGCTGTTAGCCTTCGGTGGTGATTACGAAGAGGAAGATGACGACTGGGATGAGGATGACGACTGATGCCTAAATCCCCCGCCGAACGCAAAGCCGCGCAGCGTGCCAGACAGGCCGCTGCCGGTGCTAAAAAGCTGGAGCTGGCGCTGGATAGTCAGGAACTGGAGATGCTGGCGCAGAACTGCGCCGCACGCCGCCCCGGTCGTGAACCGTATGAGCTGAACGAGTACATAGCGCTGTTAATCCGGCAGGACAATGCACGGGTCCGTAGCCGGTTCAGGGCGATGAGTAAGCGCAAGTGCGGTAAGTGTGGTGACAATCTTCCTGTGCAGGATTGCCCATTGAAAGAAGAGTCAGCCTGCTGGGTTCGGCTGGGCTGGCACGAAACAAAACTTAACGTGTGACATGTC